AAGATATGCTCAAGTATCTCATTACAGAAGTAGATAAAAAAGTTCAAATCGCCCAACACTACTTTAATATAATTGGTCACTTATACAAATAAGGAGTACTCCAATGGCTGAAGAGCATAAAACTGAAGGTCAAGAAATCGCAGACCAAAAAGGCGATGAAACAACGGTAACTATTAAGCAGGATAAAATCGATTCTCTAATTAGTAGCGGATACAAAAAAGGTGCTGAAAAAGCAACAGCGAAACTTTTAGGCGAACTTGGCGCAGAATCAATCGATGATGTTAAAGCAATTCTGAAAGCAAAGCAAGACGCGGATGAGGCAGAAAAAACAGAGTTTCAAAAACTGCAAGACCAGTTAGAGGCTAAAGACGGTCAAATCAATGACCTTCAAACAAAATTGAGTGTACAGCTCACGGATTCAGAGGTTCGAGATATTGCTTTAGATAGCGGCATTAGTCCAGAAAAAGTGAAATACTTTAAGATGGATTATTTAGAAGCTAAAAAGAGTGAGAATTTCGACAGTAAATCTTTCATAGAAGGGCTAAAAGAAACACAGCCAGACTTCTTTGGGGTAGAGGTTAGACAACCAGCGAACATAGATAACCCGCCGAACAAACAAACACCGAGCGGGAAAATCACAATGGTTGATTATTCTCAACTATCCGCTAAGGACAGAAAGAAATACAAAGCATCAGACATTATCAGATAAGGAGATAACATGTCAAACACACTTACAGATTTAGTACCTAAGATACTAACAGAAGCAGCGATTATTTATCGTAACAACTCAATTACAGCTAACCTTGTAAACAGAGGTTATGACTCAGAGTTCAGAAAACAAGGTGACGCGATCAACGTTCCATCGTTCACAGCTCCAGCAGTTCAAAACGTAACAGCGGGTAGAGGTAACGAGAACACACCTACAGATATTACAGGGTCAAATGTAACTATCACACTTGCGAACTGGAAAGAAGTAAAAATCCAATTCACAGATAAAGAACTTAAATCTATTGAAGAGGGTAGACCATCAGAGGCACTTGAGAAAGCGGTTATCGCACTTGCTGACCATGTAGACTCATTCATTCTTGAAGATATGGCTAAACAAGGTTATGGAACTGCTGGTACACAAGGAAGTGCATTTAGTGACCCTGCGACACTTGTAGACGCAAGAACACTCATGGGTGCAAACAATGTTCCTAAAAGAGGTAGAAGTGCAGCGATCAATCCAACAGTAGCGGGTGCATTTATCAAAGACACTAATCTGTCTGAAGCTGATAAGTTCGGTGGAAGTGAAGTGTTAAGAGATGCCGTTATCGGTAGAATCTATGGATACGATATTGCAGAAACTAACAACCTTACTGACTTTGTTGGTGGTACACTATCAGATGGTACATCTAAAGACGCTCTTGTAGCAGCAGATGCAGTAGTAGGTGCGACTTCAATTTCATTCGATGAAACAACTCTTACAGGTACACTTGTAGAAGGTGATGTATTTACAATCGCAGGCGACACACAAGAGTATGTTGTAACAACTGGTGGAACAGCAGCATCTAACTCAATCACGGTATCTTTCCAACCAGCTCTTAAAGTGGCAGCAGATGATGGCGACGCGGTAACATTTGTAGATGACTACACAGCAGCAGGACTTGCATTTCAAGAAGATGCTTATATCTTTGGTTCAGCACCAGTTAAAATCGACTTTACAGGCGGAAACATTGTTGAGTCATTCACTGACCCTGTATCAGGCATCACATTCACTTACGAAGTAGAGCGTGTGAACAAAAACACAGAGCATAGCTTATCTATCCTATACGGTGGTGAAGCATTGAAGCGTGAGGGTATCGTTAGACTTCTCTCTTAAGAGGGGGTCTAGGGGTTTACTATGGAAATAGAAACTATAAAAGTTGCTCACGATGGCCAAAGAGGTTTTAAAACCATCAATAAGTGTGATTTTGACAAAAGTATCCATAAGGAATACAAAGAGAAGAAGACCGCTAAAGAGTTGCTTATCGAAGAAGCGAAAGCCTTAAAGATTGATAACCCTGAACAGCTAACTGTGACGCAATTAAAAACACATATTAAAAAGATGAAAGAGTAACAATGACGATCACTAACGCGGAAATAGTAGGTAGATTAAAACTACTTGCAGATGAACATTCAAAAGCAGACAGCGGGTCTACCACTACTGCGGTTAGTGCATCTTTAGCGAATGAATCGGATTACACAAACCAATTTATTTGCTTCGTTAATGGCGATAACGCAAACACTGACAGAATTATCACGGACTTTGACACAGCAACGGGTACTTTTACATTTAGTGACTTAGATAACGCGGTGACGAATACGGATGAATTTTGTGTAGTGTCAAAAGGTTTCCAAAGTGACGTATTGAGTGCTACAAGTATTGTGGCTAACGATATGCGAAACAGAGGACATGATATTGATCTATTTCTAAACTATGCAACACAGCTTAAAGAAATGTATATTTACAAGACAATAGAGCTTATTTGTGCAAGTTTAATGAATGACGGCCAAGACCATGACGCTTACTATACACACATGATTAACTACAAAGACTTATACATATCAGGCATTGATACACTCATAGCTGATTATGATGAAGATGAAGACGGCACTATATCAGAAAATGAAGAGCTAATGCGTACAAATTGTGCGGTGATAGAAAGATGAAAAAGTATCTTATAGCGCAAGGATATAAGTTTAAAAGTAACGCTAATGATATGAAACATAAGGAGTTCTTCCTTCAAGGTGTCGTATACGCAAATAGTGAAACTTCAACAATGGGTGGCTTTAAACTAGATAGGGAGGAAACATACATACTGTTTCTGAAAGATATTGATGCAGAATCATTCAAGGCTACATTAGAAGCCATTATTGATTCAGCACTAAACGACGGAGTAGGTGCATCTCTAGCACACTCAATCACGGTTGAGAATGTTGAGAACGGCTACAACGTCACAATGAGCTATATTATATAAGGAATAAGACATGGCAATTCAAGGATATAACGGGAGTGTGACAGTAGGTGGTACAGCCGTTGGAACAGCTTCTATATGGTCACTTGACATGACAGCAGACACTACAGATGTTACTACCTTTGCAGATAATGGATGGAAAGCTTCATGTGGTGGACTAAAGTCTTGGACGGGTTCAATCACTTGTACTTTTTCAGGTGGTGAGGATGCAGGTGAAGCAGCTTTAATCGCTTCTTTCACATCAGGTTCAGCGGTAGCGGTGGAACTCTTGACAGGTGCGACAGGGTCAGGAACAGCAGAGAAGTTCACAGGTAATGCGGGGGTTGTAGGACTGCCAATTACTAACGACGTGAATGGATGTATCGTTGTTACCTTCCAATATGAAGGTGTAGGAGCATTAACAGTTTCGGCATTATGACCGTAGTATTACTATGCACCCTTTGGGGTGTATGGATAAAACTATATAAGGCTAACAATGGAAAACACACTACTTACAGAACTCGTAAAAGCTAAAGACAGCCTTCAGAAGATAGAGTTTACTTTTATGGATAAAAACTATACTTGGTATTTTAGATATTTAACCCTATTAGAGAAAGTGCGTATCTCTCAAATGTGCGTTAAACCATACACTACTATCAACACAGACGGCACACAAACAGTTGAGATGAAGGAGCAAGATCATCTAATCCCAATTCATACCATTATAGAGAAGGCCCTTGATAAAGACGGCAAACAGTTGTTTTCACACGGAACGGACTTTAATACTATCTCGCAATTACCTGCTGGGTTAGCATCGCAAATAGCATTCCAAATGAGTATGGATATATTCGGTACAATGAAACCAAAGGCAGAAGATGGCGAATGAAAATATAGAATTTGACATTATCGTTAATGGTAAAAAAGCAAAGACTTCCATTGAAGATGTAGAAAAAGCCCAGGAAGAGTTAGACGGGGCAGTCAAGAAATCTACAAAAGCAATAGGCATATCATGGGTTAAATTGGGTGCAACTATTGCAGCTACAGCATACACGCTAAAGAAAGCATTTGATTTCGCCAAAGATATTGACACAATAAACACTAGGCTCGAGGTTGCGACAGGATCAGTGGAGGCAGCAACATCTAAGTTTGGCGACCTAGAAGCGATGGCATTAGAGCTAGGCCTGTCTTTAGAGGGGTTGGCATCAAGTTACGCATCGTTCAGAATTGCGTCCGACTTGGCAGGAACTTCACTTCAAGACACTGAAAAGATATTCAACTCAGTATCTGTGGCAGCAGCAGCTATGAAATTATCTGCCGACCAAACAGATGGAGCGTTTAAGGCTTTAGAGCAAATGATGTCAAAAGGTACGGTACAGGCAGAGGAGCTGAGAGGTCAACTTGGTGAACGATTGCCGGGTGCTTTCTCTTTGGCTGCCAAAGCTATGGGTGTGTCTACTATGGAACTAGGGAAAATGATGGAGAAAGGGGAACTTCTTGCTTCAGACCTGTTGCCAAAACTAGCAGACGAACTAAACAATAAATTTGCAAGTGGCGCAGTTAAAGCATCAAATTCAATACAGGCATCATATAATAGACTTGGAAATGTGTTTACTGATTTTAAAGGCATCGTTTTAAATGTGCTTGATAATTTAGGCTTGATTGAGTACTTCTCTGGAGCGATTAAAGCTGTGGATGGATTCACATCTTCTATTTTACGCACAACAAAAGCACTTGGGGATATGACAGCACTTGAACGACAGAAAGAGCGTGCAGACTTAACAAAAGAACTAACAGAAGCACAAGAAGATTTAAATGATGCAATTAAAAACCAAGGCGGTATTTTGGCTGGATATTATGGCCATGCTCAAGTTGCTCATAAAAAAGAAATAGAGCGCATAGAAGCGAAACTTGCAGCACTAGACAAATTGGATGCAAAAGAAAAAGCGATGCTTGAAGCAGCTAAAAACAAAGCAATGGTAACACCACCTGGTATACTTGACCGTACAGACGGCAAAGAGTTCGATAACACAGCGTTCGAAAAATCCATGAAAGAAAATATAGCAATCACAAAAGAGTTTGAAGATACATACGCAAACGCTATTGGGAGCATGAGTAATGCTTTGTCTAACTTTGTAATGACTGGAGAAATAGACTTTAAACAACTAGCTAACTCAATCATAGCAGACATTGTAAGAATGGAATCACAAGCACTATCGTCATATTTATTCAGATATATGCTTGGCGGTGGCGGTGGCATCCCAGCAGGGGCGCTAGGTTCAAGTGATTTGTACCACACAGGAACAGCAGAAGTAAAACACACAGGCGGAATGATAGGCAACATACCATCTTACCACTCAGGACTAAGAGCAGATGAACGCATGGCTAAGTTGCAAGTTGGTGAAGCCGTCATTAATCGAAGCGGTGCAGCGAACAACCAAGACGCTATTAATGCTATGAATAGAGGTGAGAAAGTCGGAGGTGGCGGGAACACAACCACAGCAGAGATAATCTTTAACGTACAAGCTATAGACGCAGCATCATTTGATACATACCTAGCAACACACAAAAAGACAATCGAGGGCATTATTAGTAGTTCAATAGCTGGGAACGGATCCGTCAGAAAAGTTATAAAGCAGTCACTATAATGAACAATCTCACAACAACACTACTCACTAAAAATTCACGGTATGACACTGACGAAGCAGTAAAGCAAGGTGCATCAACCATGTTCGATTCTTCATCAGAGCAGAGAATATCAAGATATTCTCTGCCGTCACTTATATTAACTATCACCTATAAAGGATTAAGTAATGCAGAGTATCAAACATTAAGAGCAGCACTCGAAAGCAACTATGCAAACACATTTATACTAGACTTGGACAGCGATATGGATTTAAGACCAGACTTAATGACTATAAATGCGTCTGTATGGGCTTTTAAAGACTTCTCTTTTACCAAGTACCCTGCAAGTTGCATTAATGGTCAGATAACGCTTATATCTTCTGTACTATTTAACTTCACAGAATACCAAGACCTTATGACTGAGAGTAGTACAAACACTCTAAATATAACAACGGATACTTCTTTTAAAACACTGTTGCAGACAACAAGTCCAAGAGCCGTAACTTATGGGTATCAAAATAACAGCATCTCTAGTAGCATTGGTATTTCACAGCGTCTAAACAAAGACAAAGGCGGGTTACAAAGAAAATACACCCTTACATGGCTAACAGAAGAAACAGAGTTCCTTGCATTGCTTCAATTTTACCGTAAACATTCAGGGATTATGGGGGAGTTTGGGATGACTGACTTTGATATAGATGATACGGTCTTAATCAATAGTAGATTCTTAGAAAACTCTATGACATATTCTAAACGGTTAGATGGACTATACGAAACAGAACTAAGCATCATTGAGGTGAAATAATGAAAACGATCACAACAAACGCAAGAAATAACAATGCATTATCAATGCTTCATCTGTTTGAGTTTACGCTTACTAATCTTGATGGCACACCGCATGAGGTAGTCTACTTGACAGACCATGATGTGTTTGTTCAGTACAACGGAAATACTTACACCCCTTTGTCTGTGACATTTGATAGGCTCACAGAAGATATTAGTATGCAGACAAACAATATTACAGTCACGATTGATAACGTAAATCTAGCACTATCTCAGGCAGCACTAGGTTATGAGTGGAGAAAGAACCAGGCAGACATACACAGGGTTATGTTTGTACCTAATTCTGAAACTATCTCAGGTGACGTGTATGACTTTGGGTATGGTGATAATTTAGGAACAGGTACTTATCCAGAGTTGATATTAGCAGATACAACACTGAAAGATATTTACACGCTATTTTCAGGATATATTGGACATTTTAGCGCTACACAACAATCATTAACCGGAACGATCACAACCAAGTTTATACACTGGCAAAACCCGTTCCCTACGAGAACATTCGACCAAAAAGAGTTCACAAACATTATAGACACGATAGTTGAGACTGTCTATTGGGGCAGGAATGAACCATAATACAAAGGATATAAGATGATTAATTGCTTTACCTACACATTTAAGACACTAACAAGAGAAGGATATGAGTTCCCAAAAGAGTTTGGAGAATATTGTACCTCAGACTTAAAAGCCATTATCAGGGATTATCAGTCCATACTAGATAAGAATATCCATTACGCATATTTTGAAAGCTTTTGCGAATATGTGGACGAAGCCCAAAAGAATGACATTATTATTCATAAGCACGGAGTTGGAATAGCGGTCAATAGTATGATGTATGTAACTATCCTTCCAAACCCTATGCGTAGAATGTTACAAAAGATAGGCAAAGGATGCAAAGTAATGAGAATAGGCAAAGAATAATGGCAGCGTTAATAGCCCCACTAATTGTAACAGCAGGAGCCGCCATGGGTGTTTCCGTGAGTATAGGGGTTGCAACTTTTATTGGTCATGTTGTCGCGCTAGGTATCTCAATGGCTTTGGCTTCTGCGTTAAGACCAAACTTAGGTGATGTATCCATTGCCGGACAAGGTCAAGCACTAAAAACAAGCAAGACCAATGTCGGTGCAGTTCCGGTTGTGTATGGGGAGAATAGACTAGCCGGCAATATTATATGGCAAGCATCGAATGACTACAACGGGGGAACAAAAAATAAGGATTATTGGGCTATTGTCGCGATAAGTGATGGATATGCACACGACTTTCTAACACTAAGAGCAGATGAATATGAGATGGATAGCACTACAGAAGATATACACACTTTAGATTACCAGCATATACGCACATATGACACTTCTGGAACAGGAACAAATGTTGCAGATGTTGATTTTGTAACAGCATCTTCTGGTAACACTGAGCCAGGGAGCACAGTTTTTGGGACTACACCAGTTATCGCTAGTTCCAATGGGTCAAGTTCATTTAAACTCGTTGATGGCGATTTGAATACTTGGTGGCAACCAGCAACAACAACCAATGAATGGGTGAAGATAGTTAATAATGCGAATACCCCACTCCACTCTTGTAGGCTTTATCTTCCAAACTACGGATGGGACTACGGGACTGCCGTTTGTGTTGGTTCGGTTGTTATAAAATTCAAAGTACAATATTCTGATAATGGTAGTACTTGGACAGATGCAAGTACGCTATACACAAATTCCAATACATGCGGTTCTAGTTGGTATAATATAACAATAAACACTACCGCATCACACCTATATTGGAGGGTGTTGTTTACAGAAATAGCTGACTATTATAATTCTTATAGTGCCCCTGTGTTTGAAATAGATTATTCGACCGATATTGCCGTCTCTATAACTATCCCATCAGACATATCATACATGGCAGTTCATCATCTCTATGACGTAGATAATAATCAAACACTAAAAAACATCACCGCAGAAATACAAGGTAAAGAAATAGATACTTTTTCATCACCTGCGGTAACTCCCATGCTTAACTCTTATAATTCAAACCCTGCCTCAATAGTGTTTGACATAATGAAAACGACATTAAATATCACACAAGATGATATAGACGAGCCAAGTTTTTACGCAGCACAACAACACGCGATTACCAATGATTTATTTTGTAATATTGTATTTAGTGAGAAGCAAAACACAGACTCTGCAATACAGGCAGTGTTGGCAACAATGAGAGGTCACTTATCTTTCTCCAACAATAAATGGGTATTTATTTATGATGCACCAAGCACAAGTGTGGACACGCTAACAACAAGCGACATTATAGAAAATACTATCAGTATATCCAATAAGCCAAGTGCAGAAACAGCCAATATTATCACAGTTAGATATGTAAATCCAGATGATGAATGGCAAGTGGCAGAGGTGACAGTTCAAGATGATGCCCTTATCGCATTAGATGGGCAAGACATCGAGCAGATACTTGAAGTAAGGGGGTGTACCAACCAAGAACAGGCTACAAAATTAGCGCAACTCACACTTAACCAGCTGAGATACAGTGAGGACTCACTAGGAAATAGGATTAATCAGTCACCTTTAGATATTGCTTTTACAACCACGATTAAGAACGCGCACTTAGAATCTGGAGATGTAATCACTGTACAACATGACCTATTGTCATTTAATAGGAAGTTTAAAATAATCTCCACAGAAACAGACCAAAGTGGAGCTATAAGCATACAAGCAGCGGAGTACTGCGACACGCATTATGAAGATGCAAACGGAGTTGCAATTATCACGCGGGGTTTATATTTTGAGCCTAATTATATTAATAGCGATTACATTCAAGGAGAATAAATATGGCAATCACAACAAGAAGCGGTAAAGGTTCAGCACTCACACATTCGGAGATGGATGCGAACCTGAACCAAATACCAAATGGTGCTAATAGTAGCATAACAGATGATGGCAGTGGCATTGATGTTACTGGCAGTGTAAACGGACTAGAGATTAACACAACAACCACATCTAACATAGGACTAGGCACGAATGCCGTAGATAGTATTACTACTGGTGACTATAATGTAGGTGTTGGTGATAATGCTTTGACTACTGTTACTACAGGTGACTACAACACTGCTAGTGGTGTGAGTAGTTTACGCTACAACACTACAGGTACTAACAACACAGCTAGTGGTGTGAGTAGTTTACGCTCCAACACTACAGGTAATAACAATACAGCTAGTGGT